TATTGGAGCAGCTAAAGGGGTAATTGCAACTTTACCTCAAGCAACTAAAGCAGTATTTAATTTTCCAGCCCAACCTACCTCTGGTACAATCGGATCAATGAATAGTGCTAGCCAAATCAACTACCAACCAGGCGGTGGTGCAGCCATTGATCGAGGCCTAGTAACAAGTGGTAATGAAGATCTTGGCATACTACCCATTGCTCCTCGACAAAATTATAGCACTATAGCCACAACATCATCTTCCCTAATAGGTTCACCTAAGCCTGTAGACACAGGCACTTCTGCGAATCGACAATCTACAACATTCCCTACGTAGTAAAAACTTTAAATACTTAATAATTAAGTTAAATACAGTATGAGCACAATTAATGTAACAAAAAACACAACAGATTCTACGATTAAAATTTTTGATTCATTCTATAATCAAGAAATAATAGTTAATCAAGCCGAGTATGATCAGGCACAGAGCTTTTTTAGATCAGTATTCGCTGACAAAAAAATTGCAGATAATTTTACTGCCACAGTCTTTCAGCTCTCTTCTGCATATGATATTCCTGTGATGACTATAATTGACCAAATGAAAACACCAACCGGAATTCAGGTTAACGAAACTATAGCTTATTATCTCAATGGGCTACGATCAAAAGCTACATTGGTTGGGGTTAGTGTAATTCAACAACCAAATGACCATGCAGCCCGTAATGTACAAATATGAGCGTAAAGTATCGTCAGGGCAAGTTTACAATAAAAAATCCTGAAAAGTTTGTTGGTAATAAAATACCAACATACCGAAGTGGCTGGGAACTTGCATTTATGCAATTTTGTGATAGTCACCCTAATGTAATCAAATGGGCAAGTGAATGTATAAGAATACCCTATAGACACCCATTTACAGGCAAGATGACTCATTATGTTCCTGATTTTTTAGTACAGTATAAAGATAAAAACAATAAAATTTTATCTGAAGTAGTTGAAATTAAACCAAAAAACCAAAGCATTGTTGAAAGTAAGAATGCTAGTTTAGCTACAAAAGAAACAGTAGCAATTAATCATGCTAAATGGGAACAAGCCCGTAAGTGGTGTAAAGCCAATGGATTGACTTTTAGAGTTATTACAGAAAATGATATCTTCCGCAACGGGAGTCGATAAAACATTTATACCATTATCAAATTAAGTTAAATACTAGATGACAAAAAAATTAGAAGAGCTATTTAATTTAGACACCATTGATTCAACTCAAGAAGCTCAAGATTCTAACGAATTATTAACTCCGTTAGTTAGTCAACACACCCAGCTTCCACAAGAAACATTAAATAACCTTGATAAAATTGAAAGTGCATTACCGGCGGTTATTGGGTTAGAAGCATCTGATTCTGAAATGGATGAATTATCAAAATTAGCGCAGGATTCTTATAAAGATTTAATGGACTTAGGAATGAACGTTGATTCTAGATTTTCGGCTGAAATCTTCTCAGTAGCAAGTGGATTATTAGGTCATGCTATTACAGCTAAAACAGCCAAAATTAATAAAAAATTGAGGATGGTTGACCTGCAACTTAAGAAAGCTAAATTAGATAAAACTGCAAATGAAGGTGAACAACCGTTAGAAACAGGGCACGGATACATATTAGATCGTAACGAATTGCTAAAAGAATTGCTTGTTAGAGACAAGCCAAAAGAATAAAACTAGCATAAATATCAATAACAGATTGGGGACAACTATGAAAAGCTTCAAAGAATATTTAACAGAATCAACACAAACATATGACTATAGAATCAAGCTTGCAGGCGATATTTCTAAAGATCAAATCAAAGCATTTGAGGAAGCATTGGTTAAATTTGATGTTATTAAAATGTCAGAACCAAAAACAACTCCTGTTCAAGAAGACCCATTGGATTTTCCAGGATTAAAGAATCAAGAAGTTAGTATTTTTGATATTACATTAAATTATCCAGCAAGTGCTGATCAATTAATTGAAATGGCAAAATCAACTGGTATCAATCCAAATAATGTTAAGGTTATTAATAAACAATTTGCTGATTCATGGGAAGCCAACGAAGGTCAACCAGCAGAACAAGCACCATTACTAGAAAAAGATTATGATCCTCAAAATAAGGAACAAAAAGAGGCCAGCGAACAATACGGTGACCCTAGTAAATATATTAAAAATGCAGATAAAAGTAAATTTGAAATTGCCGGCGGCAAAACACCAGCTGCCAAAACAACAAATCAATTGTCAATGGGTACTAAAAGCGCAATGGGAAGTACAAAGAATGTTCTCCCTGTTGTTAAAAGTGCCGCACGTTAAGGAAGATATATGTCAACACAAATGTATAATGTATTAGATAGTTTAAGAAAAATAGAGAACCCGAGCGAAGATATACTTGCCGCAATCGAGCAAACAGCAAAAATGACATCAGTTACTGGTGACAATGTTTATAATACAGTTGCTGAATCTACTTTAACAATACAACAAAAAGAATTATATAAACTAGCAGGTGTACCTGTATTAGTAGTAAATGAAAATGTAACAGTAGATGAAAGTATTCCGACTCGAAAAGAGTTTGAAATGGTTGCTGATTTAATTAAAGGATATTCAGATCCGGTTAAACGCAAAGAATTAGCACAGCATCATGCAGCAATTTATAAGACACAAAATCCTAGATTCGATCATGATAAATTTATGAGTGCTGCCGGAGTTGACGAAAGTACTGAGGACAATATTAGATTGCCAAAAGATAATTGGAGCAGTAACGATTCGTTAGCTGACCCAGTAACATCTACGCAAGCTTTTGACAGTTTCAGCGACTACCTTACTAAGGTTAAATTAGATCCTAAGACGGGTGAACCAATCAAAGAAGAATATGATGCAACTCACGTTGCAGATATTATTAAGCGTCATAAAGATGCAGGTCACGGTGTTGAAGTTGATCCATATAAAGATAATGAAGCAGGCTTTACAATTACAGAACCAAGCGGTCGTCGTCGTCACTATAACTACACAAACACTGGAGTTAAAGTAACATCATTGGAACCAATAGACGCAGAAAAAGACCCGAATGCTCCTGCAAGAGGAAGAGGCCGACCAAGATTAGAAGAAGGCAAAATGAAAGAGTTGTCTTATGATCTTGATAACATGACCGACGAAGAGTTTGAGGACAACTATAAAATGACTAAAGAAGAGATGCGCAGTGAACTAACACAAAAGGATGAGGCAGTTATGGAAAATTTTGAAGAAAAATTTAATGAGCTATTAACTGAGACTATTCAAGTTACAACTTCTATAGAAGATGATGGTAAGAAAAATGTTACTATAGCCGCATCCGGCGACCACGCAGAAGAATTAGCTTCACTATTACGTTTATCAGGTATGCGATCATCAGGCTATCAAGAAGTAACACCTAGTGATTGTGGCGCTGAAGAACCAGTAGCTGAAGAACTTGCTAATAGTCCTGACCCAAAATACGCTGATGTAGAAACACAATTAGTTAAAATGAGTGGCGGAGTAAACGGTCCTAAAAGACAAATTAATCCAAATAACAATGCAGGTGACAACTCGTTAGCAATGAAAAAATTAGGACGTAGTAATATTAGTTTAAATCTAGAAGAAAGCCTTTGGGATTTATATAAAGAATTCAAAGTATAAAAAATGTTAGCTAAAGAATTCATAATAGAAAAACAAGTAAAAGTGGATCCTATGCACGCCTCGGCAAGTCCTGGTGCATATTCTTCAACAGTTGATAGATATTATGGTTTGTATCGTGCTAGTATGTTAATGGCATGCAGCCCGGGCGACTTGTCAAAAATTGATACTAGTTCTGCTTCTGGCGACAAATTATATGTTGGTGCATATACTGACGCAGAAAAAAATATGATTGATTCAGCATTTAAAGCTATGGGAGCAAAAGTAATAACTTATGCTTCACCTCCAAGTCATGAAGAAAAAGGTATACAGATAACCTCACCAGTACAACCTTTTAAAGGATACCAATGAAATCTTATCTAATAGCACTTTTACTGTTGTTTTCTTCTTCTTTGTCTTACGCAAATCAATTAGACAGTCAATGTCCACAATTTTCACCATGGGGAGCACCTCAAGTCAACACAGGGAACGCACAAGACCAATATAGTTGTAAGAAAAATTATGCTATTTTACATAGCTGTAATACAAAAACAGCTAGATTTGTTATAGAAAAACTTAATGCAAGATCAATTCAAGGCCCAGCAAAACGTAAAAACGATTTTAGACCAGATCCAGCTATTTCACCAACTTGTCAAGCACAATTAGCCGACTATGCTACTGCCGGAAATATCTATGACCGTGGTCATTTGAGTCCAGCTGGAGATAACACACAGAATGATGAGATTATGTCTGAATCATTCTTTCTATCAAACATGGTTCCACAAGTTGCTAATAACAATCGTGGTATTTGGAAACAGTTAGAAGAGTATACCAGGTCCTGGGCACTTAAAGAAGGAGATTTATTTGTTACATCTGGTCCAATATATGATAAAGGTTTCACAACCATTGGTTCAAATAAAGTTGGTGTTCCTACTAGACTTTACAAGATTATAATCAATGCCAAAACAGGAAAAAATGTAGCATTTATATTTCCTAATCAACCGTTGCCAGTGGCAGATTTGCCTAAATATATAGTTAGTATTCGTGATGTTGAAATAGCAACTAACATTAATTTTAATCCAGCAGTAAAAGATAATCGATGGGAAACAGTTAAGGGCACTATATCTAAATAATAAAGTTTGCTTGAATTGTACTAATAAGTATATGTATGGCCCAAGAAAAATTTATTAATAATATAGCCGAGCGTTTAGTATCCCAAGGAAATTCCCCCGGTGGTGGTTTATTAAGTCCTGACAAACAATCCTGGGTATTAACTATGCCCAAGAACGCTAGTACATTTATTTCCCATTGGCTTTTAGAAAATAACTGGGTTATTCTTTCGGCAGCTGACCTTACAAAAAACTCCACAGATTATTATAAACAAACTAACGTTATTGCAATTGTTCTTAGAGACCCAGTGGAAAGATGGATGTCTGGCATTGCTCAATACATTATCAGTTATCATTTGCCCCGCCAATCAATGGTTGAATTTATTAATTTATGGAATCCACTTGTTGAAACATTGTTATTTGATATTATTTGTTGGTTTGATGATCATACCTGGCCACAATATTATTTTGTAGATGATGTTTTATTAGATGCACAACGGATATATTTTTATATTGACAAAGATTTTGAGTATAATTTTAAACAACACTTTAATTTAAATTTACCATCTAACAACATAGATCGAAATAAAAGTGATGATAAGCAATTCTATATTAAAAAAGAATTAATTGGTTTTATTTGGCTTAAATTAAAACAACGCCCACACTTAATGCAGAAAGTAATAGATGCATATAAACGTGACTATGATTTAATTAATACTGTTAAATTTGTTCGCTATACAGAGTAATTGTAATAAGTAATATTATGGATATAATTGAACTTAAAAAATTAGCAGGAATTGGCCAAGGAGTATACTCTGCTGATAGTATAGTACATGACGAAAATGGTAGCAATCCTAGTATTACCGGTAACGAAAAAGCGCAATTAATGAAAAAACACAATATTCAACCCGGAACGCCAGAGTGGTTTAAACTATGGTTTTCAAAACCATACTTAACTGGTGAAAAACCTATTTAATTATTATGGCTAAATCATTGGACGGTGTGCTAATTAAAAAAGCACATACCAGAACATCCTATACAGAAGAGCAACTTAAAGAATTCGCAAAATGCGCAGATCCCGACACGGGTGTGATGTATTTTATGAACAACTTTTTTCATATACAACACCCTACCCAGGGTGGTATTCAATACCACCCATTTGATTATCAGAAAAGATTAATTAATACCTATCATAATTATAGATCTAGTATTAGTATGATGCCAAGGCAAACAGGTAAGTCAACATCAGCCGCAGGCTATTTGTTATGGTATGCAATGTTTATTCCTGATTCAACAGTTTTAGTCGCTGCACACAAATATACAGGTGCACAAGAAATTATGCAACGTATTCGTTATGCCTATGAAAGTTGCCCAAATTATATACGTGCCGGCGCAACTAGTTATAATAAAGGTAGTATAGACTTTGACAACGGGAGCCGTATTGTTTCATCAACAACAACTGAGAATACTGGTCGTGGTATGTCTATATCACTCCTGTATTGTGATGAGTTTGCATTTGTGAGACCTAGTATTGCACGTGAATTTTGGACTTCAATTAGTCCTACATTAACCATTGGCGGTAAATGTATTATGACGTCGACTCCAAACAGCGACGAAGATCAATTTGCACTAATATGGAAAGGTGCTAATAAATGCGAAGATTCATATGGTAATCCTACAGAACTAGGTATAAACGGGTTTAAAGCGTTTAGATCATACTGGAATGAACATCCAGATCGAGACGAAGCCTGGGCCGATAGTGAACGTGGTAAATTAGGCATTGAACGATTTAGACGAGAAATGGATTGTGAATTCATTATTAATGATGAAACTTTAATTAATCCTGTTAAATTATTTGATCTAGAGGGAGTTGATCCTTTATATACACAAGGACAAGTTCGCTGGTATAGTAAACCAATTAAAGGCAATTTATTTGCAATTGCCTGGGATCCTAGCTTGGGCACAGGTGGTGATCCAGCGGCCATTGAGGTATTTGATGCTACAACCACAACTCAAATTGCTGAATGGAAAAGTAATAAAACAACTATACCCGAGCAAGTGCGTGTGTTCTCTGACATAATAAAAGCAGTCAACGATGAAATAGATGATCCAAATAGCATTTACTATAGCCTTGAAAATAATACCATTGGTGAAGCTGCATTAATCAGTCTGGCCGAGTTTGGCGAATATAACCTTAAAGGTATGTTCTTATCAGAAATTAAGAGTGCAGGTAATACCAGGCGTTATCGTAAAGGGTTTAACACAACCCATAAAAGTAAACTATCAGCCTGCGCAAAGTTAAAACATCTTATTGAAACAAACCGTTTAACTATAAAATCAAAAAGTTTAGTTTCAGAATTTAAAAACTTTGTTGCTTCGGGCACTAGTTTTTCAGCTAAACCTGGTGAAACTGACGATTTAGTTATGGCCACAATATTAATTATTCGCATGTTACAACAAATGCGAGAATACCATGCAAAAATCGGAACTAATTTAACAGATCACAATGACAATCTAATAGAACCCCTCCCGTTTATAATGTTCTAATGGGTTTAGACTTTTAAGATAAATACAATTATGCTATCACTAGACAAAATACGTGAAGATTTATTCAATCTTCTCACTGCTAAAAATTATGAATTTACAACGCGATCTCATGACGGTAAGGAAACATTAGACCCGAAACAAGCTGAATTAAGTAGTTTTGAATATATAACCAATGGAAATAATTATGGTACGGTAGTGGTCACAGTTAATACCAATGGTGTAGAAATTTACTATAGCGATGCCCTTGGTAAAAGTATGGAAACTGAGGATAAAACTAACTGGTATAATTTTCTATACCAACTTAGGCATTTTGCTCGTGCGCACATGTTAGATTTTTCTATTAAAAATTTAAATAAATTAAAATATTCTATGCAATCAATGGCTCAGGTCCAAGAAGGTAAATATTATGGATTTAAAAATACATCATATACCCGTCCAACAAAAAAAGCAAAATTAAAAATAATACATTCGAAACCGATTGAAGAAGAAACAGATGCACGGTATAGAAACATTGCTGCACTGTATGTTGAAAATGCAAGCGGTGAACGATTTAAATTGCCTTTTACTAAAATAGCTGCAGGCAAAGCAATGGCAATGCATGTCACCGAAGGCGGAACACCGTATGATGCATTTGGACTACATATCTGTGAAATGGTGTCAGACATTAGTACACTATCTAATTTTATTAGATCTGCTCATGGTAAAGAATGGTCAGACACACATGCACAAAGTTTAGTTGAATTAGCAGTAAAACATTATGCTGCATTAAAAAGAAAAGTTAAAAGAATAATAAGCCATCGTGGTTATCATGAAGAAAAGAATAACTGGAACCCTAACAAACAGTTAGATCAAACAGCAGTTACAGAACAAATACGTGAATTATTTACAGAAAGATTATTAGATTCAAGAATTGAAAAAGCATTACCGGTACTTGCAAAATTAGAATATAAGGAAAATACAATGAAAGAGTTTAAAGAGTTTGAAAATTGGGCCGGCAAAGTTGCTGAAGGTAGTTGGGCACTTCCAGACACCAGTGATGACGTCGAGGAATTAATTGATTGGATGCGTGAAGAACACCCAGTGGGGGTCGAGGCACAAGACGCCACTAACTCATTATATAATATTATTGGTGATGATAGGTTGTTTGATCGTTTAGGTGAATTAGCAAAAACTGATCCAAAAGCAGATGCACGCGATGTAGTTGCGAGTTGGTTATATGATAACTTACCACACGTTTATCAACAAATTGAACACGAACTTGGCGATCCAGATATTCCAGGAGAACCAAACGAAGAGCAAGTAGACGAAGACGACCAAGACAACGATCCAAAAGAACAAAGCAGAGAAGCCGCTCAATCAGCTATTATCCGTAGGATCTTACACAGTCACAGTGACTTATTAATGGCTTATGGTCCAGAGGCAGTTACAAATGCAGTTGAAGAATATGCGTATAACTTAGATGACCTTGAAGAGATTGGCACCAGCGATGTTAGTATTTGGGTGCAGGGCGTTATTGACATGTTGGGTGAAATGGACATGCAAAAAGACGATGATAGAGAAGAGTATCTACAACATTACGCTGGCAACGATACAGAAAATGATCCACAAGTTCGCTATGAAGAAAGTAAAGAAGAATATTGTACATGTGGTTGTGATTGTGGTAAAAAGGTTTGCGAAACATGTGGTAAACCGCATAAAGCTAAAGATGTTAAAGAAAACAGTGTTAGTGAAGTCAAAGACAAAGTCTCATATGATCCTAAGACAGGCAAATTAACAGGCTGGGAACACGAAGGTGATTGGGAAAAAACTAAAGGTCAGAAAAAAGATCCTATAGGTAAAGTCCATCACATGAGTGATGTTGCTCTTAGACAAACAGAAAAAATGGCAGATAAGTCAGTGGAAGTACTCCGCCAGGCAAAGTTAGTTAAAAAAGAAATAGGCTATCCTAACTATAAAGCATTTGATGCGCATGATGTAAGATATATCAGCGATAAATCAGGAATGAACGTTCAGGATGTCTGTAAACTATTACATATCCAAATACCAGCAGGTATAAATGAAGATCAGGTCAGCAACAGTGATCGTGTAAATTTACCAGATGAGTCAAGTACATATTGGGATGGTTCAGGTCGTTTACAAGCCGAATATAAGTTGCTATACAAACAATTAGTTCCATCTCAAGGTCCAGCAGACACCATTGAGGGCGAAGTTCTACGTGCTGCAAGTAAGATTGTGGGACGCCACTATAATGATGGTGATGAATTTAATAAAGCAAGTTTTGACCAACTTAGACCATTTATTGGACAAGTTACAAGTTATGATGACCTAGCCGAAAAAGCAATCGAGTATGCACTCAAAGCTCAAGGTAACTACCACCCTAATGCAGGTTGGGATAGTTTAGACCTTATGGATTACGGCCCAACAGTTGACGACATGGCAGATGATGAGATTGACGATGATGTAGAAGAAGGTTTTAAACCAGACTTTTTAGATCTTGACAAAGATGGCGACACAAAAGAGCCAATGAAGAAAGCCGCTAAAGAGTTAGAAGAAGTTAACAACTACCAAATTGCAGTTGGCGACCAAATTACCACAACCAGTGGCAAGTTTAATGGAACAGTGGAAAAAGTTGAAGAAACTGATGTTTATTTTAGATCTAGTGATAATAACAAGTTATATAAAACTACTTTTAATAAAGTTAAACCAAACTCTTTGGTCACTGAAGAAAGAGCAGTTATGATTAATAATAAAACAGTTGATTTAAAATCAATTGAATTAGACGGTGTTGATAACGGTGATTATCCTGATTTTGCTGATGCATACGCAATCGATGCATCATTTACAGACGGTACAGCATTAACTGATGATGAGTTAGAACAATTTACCGATACATACGGGGATATTATTAATCAACTAGCACACGGAAGTTTAGAAGGAGCAGGTGATTTCTTAGGTGATAGCCAAATTAAAGAGGATGAATTGGGAAGAATAATTAGATTATCAAAATAGTATATTTCTTTTGAAAATAAGCGCATAATTAACTATGCGCTTTTTTTATGATCATTATTTTGGTGAACTAAATAATAGACAAAAACATTAACAGCGTATATAATAATGGTATGCGCTGATACTTTTGTACACAGGCATAACATAGGCAATATTAAGGCTTAATTAAAGGAGACAATATTATGGCAACATCATTAGCAGAAATTAGAGCAAAGCTTCAGGCAGCAGAAACAAAAAGTAGTACCATTCAAGCAGGTGGCGATAAAGCTATCTATCCACACTGGAATATCAATGAAGGTGACAACTGTACTGTAAGATTCTTACCCGATGGAAATGCAAGTAACTCATTCTTTTGGGCCGAGCGTGCAATGATTCGTTTACCATTTAATGGTATAATGGGTGATACAGATAGTAAACAAGTAATTGTTCAAGTACCGTGTGTTGAGATGTGGGGAGAAGCATGCCCTATCTTAGCAGAAGTTCGTACTTGGTTTAAAGACAAGTCATTAGAAGAAGAAGGTCGTAAGTATTGGAAGAAACGTAGTTATATTTTTCAAGGCTTTGTAAGACAAAATCCATTATCTGATGATGTAACACCTGAAAATCCAATCCGTAGATTTGTAATGAGTCCTCAGATTTTTACATTAATTAGAAGTGCATTAATGGATACTGAATTAGAAGAATTACCAACAGATTTACTACGTGGATTAGATTTTAGAATTTCTAAAACAAGTAAGGGTGGTTATGCAGATTACACAACATCAAGTTGGGCAAGAAAAGAAACAGCATTAACAGCAGATGAACAAGCGGCTGTTGATAAATTTGGGTTATTTAACTTGGACGAGTTTTTACCAAAGAAACCAAGTGAGCAAGAACTTAAAGTTATCAAAGAAATGTTTGATGCGTCAGTGAATGGACGTCAATATGATCCAGATCGTTGGAGTGCATATTATCGTCCAAGTGGTATGATGCAATCGGCTGCAATACCAATTGCAGATAAAGTTGCAGCACCATCATTGACAGTAGATGGTCATGGTGATGTGCATGATGTTGAAGTTACACCAGCAGTTACAGAGGCTGCACCAGTGGCTCCAACGGTACAACCTGTAACAACATCTGAAACATCAGCACCAGCACCAACAAGTCAAAAAGCTGAAGATATTTTAGCTATGATTAGAGCTCGTCAAAAAGCAGTCTAATTGTTTACTTGGGTGTATTAAATTATCAGACTAGGGCGTGTGATTGTATGTTTACATGCCCTAGAACCTGATAAAATATAAAATTTATAGAAGTATTAAGGAGTCATTATGGCACGACCATTTGATGTAAGTAAATTTAGAAAATCAATAACAAAATCAATTGATGGTCTAGGTATTGGTTTCAATGATCCAACAGATTGGGTCTCAACAGGCAATTATGCTTTAAATTATTTGATTAGTGGTGATTTTTTAAAAGGAATACCGCTAGGTAAAGTAACAGTATTTGCAGGTGAATCAGGCGCAGGCAAGAGTTATGTGTGCTCTGGGAATATTATTAAAGATGCACAAGCACAAAATATTTTTCCAATCTTAATTGATACTGAGAATGCACTTGATGAGAAATGGTTACATGCTCTTGGAGTAGATACCAGTGAAGATAAGTTATTAAAATTAAGTGTTTCGATGATTGATGACGTTGCAAAAACTATTCATGAATTTATGAAAGAATATAAGTTGTTACCTGATGGTGATAGACCAAAAGTTCTTTTTATTATAGACAGTCTGGGTATGTTATTAACTCCCACTGATGTAAATCAATTTGAAGCAGGGGATATGAAAGGTGACATGGGGCGTAAACCCAAGGCACTTACAGCATTAGTTCGTAATTGTGTTAATATGTTTGGTAGTTACAATGTAGGTATGGTGTGTACTAATCACACATACGCTAGCCAAGATATGTTTGATCCAGATGATAAGATTTCAGGTGGTCAAGGCTTTATTTACGCAAGCTCAATCGTTGTTGCGATGCGCAAGCTCAAGCTTAAAGAAGACGAAGATGGTAATAAGATCACTGATGTTATGGGGATTAGAGCTGCTTGTAAGATTATGAAAACACGATATGCTAAACCATTTGAGAGTGTACAAGTTAAAATTCCATATGAAACAGGAATGAACCCATATTCAGGATTAACTGATATGGCAGAAAAATCTGGATTACTTAAGAAAGACGGTAATAGATTAGCATTTACTTCTACTTTAGGTAAAGAAATTAAACTGTTCCGTAAGGCATGGGAAGCAAATGAAGATGGATGCCTAGACCAGGTGATGTTAGATTTTGGTAAAATCATACCTGTAATAGAAGTAGCAACCACAGAGGAGATTACAGAAGAATGAATATAATACCATTGTATGATCGTGTTATAGTTAAACGGATTGAGCCCGAAACTAAAACAGCTAGTGGCTTAATTATTCCTGGATCTGCAGCAGAAAAACCCGATCAGGGTATTGTTATGTCTGTTGGTGAAGGCCGCAGAACTGATAATGGCACATTAATTCCTATTACAGTTAAAGAACTAGATCTTGTATTGTTTGGAAAACAGTCTGGACACAATGTTAAAATTGACGGTGAAGATCTTATTGTTCTTAAGGAAGAAGATATTTTTGCTATTATAGAAACAGGAGATGAATAATGTCACAGGATTTAGATATAGCCTCAGAAATATGGGCTTCATGTAAAAATCATATTCCTGAGAACGAACTTTCAAATGCAGCTGCTGATGCAGTAGTTGTGTTGATTGATATTCTTGGGTGTGAAGCCGAGGATATTAAAAATAGTGGATTTGGTCAGGACAAAGAGATTAAAGTTGCGCTAAAAGGCTTTCTAACAGCGTTAGAGGAAGAGAGCGAAATAGATGAAGAAGACGATATAGATTTGTATGATGATGATGAATAGGATTTTAGATGTGGTACAATAAAATTACAAAAAATCTCCAGGAGCTTCCTGACTGTTTACTTTATTATGAAAATCAGTTAGAACAAGCAAAACGAGAAGTCAGTATTTACGGTAATGTTGAAAAAAATATAGCCGGATTACCTGGATTAACTGAGCATCGTTTCAATCAATTGCAAGAAATTGAAGCAATACTTAATTATCTCAACATTAAATTACGTAAAATTCGTAGGATACATTTTCAAAAATACTTAGAAAGTTATGCTCGTGCCTTAACAAGTCGTGACGTAGAAAAATATGTAGATGGTGAAGATGAAGTTATCGATTTTGAAACATTAATTAATGATGTTGCGTTATTGCGTAACAAATGGTTAGGCATCATGAAAGGATTTGAAAGTAAAAACTTTATGCTAGGGCATATTGTTAAACTTCGTTCAGCCGGCATGGAAGATATTCAGATAGAATGACAAGTTCAGAAGTATTAAATCAATTATCAACTCATTATGATTTTCTTGAAAGTATAGGCTCGATCTGTGACATGGGCTGTGGTACTGGCAAAGATATTCATTGGTGGGCAACAGCAAAATCATTAGATGAAGATGATAACTACTTTCCACTTAATATTGAATGCACTGGTGTTGATTTAAAAAATAAGGTTGATAAAGATTACTTAAAAGATACGTCAATTGAGATTATAGAAGATAATTTTGAAAAACTAGCAATAGCCGACTCAAAATTTGATGTTATTTGGAGTCACGATAGTTTTCAGTACGCTATTAACCCCTTAGCAACACTTAAAGAATGGAATAGAGTTTCTCGTAATAATGCTATGTTATATTTGGCTATTCCACAAACAACTAATATATTGTATAATCGTCAAGATTTTACTATGCCTGGATCTAATTATTATCATCATACGTTAGTTAGTTTAATACAAATGTTAGCAGTCAATGGGTGGGACTGTCGTGATGGTTTTTTTCTTAAAGAAAAACATAACCCGTGGATTCATGCAATAGTATATAAAAGCACAGTATCTCCAATGGATCCAAGATCAACAAGATGGGCTGATTTAATTGAAACAAATCTATTACCAGAATCTGCATGTGCATCTATTCTTAGACATAATTACGTTAAACAACAAGATTTAATATTGCCTTGGCTTAATGGATCAATGACTGCTTATTTCGATTACTAATAAGAACTATCCTCACAAGCTAATTGCGTAAATACTAAAAGATTTATAAAAGGAAATTATGCAGATTTTTATTGGTTACGACTCAAGAGAGGATATTGCTTATCAAGTATGCAAATATAGTATTAAATCTAAGAATCCAACTAATATTGTTATTCCTCTAGTACAATCTGAATTAAAAGAGCAAGGAGTATACACCAGAGACCCTGATCCATTAAGCTCAACTGAATTTACCTTTAGCCGATTTTTAGTTCCGCACCTTTCAGAGTATACCGGTTGGGCATTATTCTGTGATTGTGATTTCCTATGGTTAGTTGATCCTGCAGAAATAATGAAGTATGCTGATGACAAGTATGCAGTGATAGTTGTTAAACATGATTACACTCCGGCGGAAGGATTAAAGATGGATGGTCAACGTCAACAGCCATACCCAAGAAAAAACTGGAGTAGTTTAATTTTATGGAATTGTGGTCATCCATCAAATCAAAAAATAACAGCAGATGTTGTTAACAATCAACTTAACACCGGACTATTTTTCCATAGATTTCAATGGCTTAGTGATGATGAAATTGGTGAGTTACCTCATGAATATAATTGGTTAGTTAATCATTATCACGAACCCAAAGACGGGACGCCTAAAGCAATTCATTATACTGAGGGAGGACCTTGGTTTGACAATTATAAACATTGTGAGTATGGCCTTCACTGGGAAATAATAAAAAATAAAATGGTAGCAGCAAACACACCCGGTATACTACCACATAAGTATGCAAACTTGCCAGAAGAGATTAATAATATTATTGATAAAATGGTTGAGTACCGTATGGACTCAAATAATGAATATTATAAAACTACAAGAGATGATTTAATTAAAGAAATTGATACAAACTTATCACCTAAACGTGTATATGCTGTTGACAGTGAATTTAGATACGCTAGGAAAGGAAATGTGTACGACCCTATGTTAGAAAACTTTATGATTGGTTCGGGTGGCCAAATAACAACCTGGGATATGATTGAGGGCAATAATTCGCCAGTGGTCATTCGAGGCATTGCAAAACGCAAGCAAATACATACTTGTTGGGAAACTAAGAGAGATTTTTACTATATAGATACTGGTTACTTTGGTAATGGTAAACGTAAACTATATCATCGAATAACAAAAAATCATTTGCAAAACATTTATCCAATTATTAATCGTCCACGAGATAGATTAATGGCAACTGGATATAAGCCATGTAAATTTAAACGTGGTTCAGATATTTTAATTTGCCCACCGTCAGCAAAAGTAATGAAATTTTATGATCTTGATTTAGATCAGTGGATGGAAGAAACATTGCTAGAGCTTAAAAAACACACTGATAGAAACATTGTAATACGATTAAAACAACCTAGAGAAGTGCGCACCCACACTAACACATTAGAAGATGCACTATCAAAAGATGTGCATTGTTTAATCACATTCAACAGTATTGCGGCAACGGAAGCATTGTTACTAGGTAAACCAGCAATTACATTGGGTCCAAACGCCGCACACTTTTTATGTAAGCATTCCTTAGCTGATGTGGAGAATCTTTATGTTCCAACATTAGATGAAGTTGAAGAGTGGGCTGCAAACTTAGCATACAGTCAATTTACTGAATTAGAAATGCGTAACGGATATGCATGGACAATATTAAATGAAAATAGCAATTTACTTAACAACGATCCCAAAAAATAAAAGTGAAACTAAATTAGCAGTTCTTAACAGATTTGGTGAAGGTATTTTAAAATCATCAGATCAAGTAGAATTTGTTAATGATAGTAACTTAGTTGACTGTGATGTTGCAGTCATGCAAGGGTTTGTACATAAGGATATAACGCCACCACATTTGCAATTACGCAAACGTATACTTGATAATCATAAAAACGTTATAGTAATTGATAGTAATTTATTTCAATTTGCCAATGCTGAACTGGCAAATTATTATCTACGTTATAGTCTTAATGGTATATTTCCAACTACTGGTTTTTACTTTGATAACAAAATAGACACAGCAAGATGGCAATCTATTAGTAACAAATTAAACATTGAATTAAAAAATGACAGAACTTCTGGAGATCATATTTTAATTTGTTTACAGAGAGTAGACGGGTGGAGTATGGGTAGTACCAGCGTTCAAGACTGGCTTGACCACACTGTCAAAAAGATTAAAAAATATTCTAATAGACCAATAATAGTTAGAAAACATCCCGGTGACAGAAAACAGGATCATTTAAAATTTTCAAGTCAATACACAATTAGCACAGCATCTAAACTAGTAGATGATTTAAAAAATTGCTGGGCAACAGTTATATATAACAGTAGTCCAGGAATTGCTAGTTTAATTAACGGTGTTCCGGTATTTGTTACAGACCAAACTCCGCAACAAAGTCAAACATGGCCAGTTTGTAATACTGATTTAAGATTAGTTGAAAATCCAATAATGCATAATAGAACAGAATGGATACATCGAATAAGCCAAAGTCATTGGAACGATGATGAAGTGGCTAGCGGACAAGCGTGGACGTTTATTAGAGAACGGTTGGATCTGTTGACCAACCCATGATCCAATCATCACGTACTTGATCCAATTTAACCATACCCCACAACTCTAGCAACCCAACTGCCGCAAACTGCCCATACTGTTTGCTATAAGCATCGTGTGGTTTTTGTTCTATTACAACAATTGGTTTACAACGTTTGATTGTCTCTTCTGCACCTTGCAGTACACGAAATTCATAACCTTCACAGTCAACCTTAATGTAATTAACTTCATTAAAATTTAATTTGTCAAGACGAACAACTTGGACATCACCTGTACCCATAGTAGTAGGATCAAGATGACTGTGTCCTGAATTGTCTTCAGTAATAATCATAGTGCCAGTAGTGTCTTGATCCCCTAATGCTATAGGGCGTACTTCAAAATTATTACCCTTTACATTAGTCTCCAAACACTCTCTAAATATTGCCACAGGTTCAAATGCTATAACATGATTAAAACTTTTAACAAGAT